ATCCCATTTCTTCCATACCCCATCATCTGCCTCCGCCAATGGAATGAGTTGGTAAATGTTATATGGACTGTACGACCCACTCTTTAAAAACACTTGCAGTTTTGCCGTGCCGTACACGGCATCATTTGTGTCATAGAGTATGCGCACGCCGCGCACTGCCTGCACGCTGTAGCGCGTGTACATCACCTCACGTAATGTGGAGGGCCACGAACTTCCCCCACTGAATGCCCACGAGGCGTCAAAAACTGCTATATTGTGTCCGCGCCCACCGTTCTCGGCTATCACAAAGCGTCCATAGCGTCGCCCCGCCCCAGTCGCAATCGTGTACCAGCCATCGTCGCTGGCGGTAAAACTGGCAACAATCTCATCAGAGCGCACAAACCCGGTCGCGTGCCGCCCGTCCACCATGTCGGCGTTCGTTGTGCTCCCATGCCCTTCCTGTACCCAATTCCACCCCTGGTTCCACTCGCTGCTCAGGATGGTATCCCCAGGATTCTTTACCGGTGGCTTTGCCATCATTCACCTCCTTTGTCCCTAATTCGCAATTCCTAATTCCTAATTTGCAACGCGCGCCACTTCCACCGAATAATCAAACGTCAAATCTACATCCCCCGCGCTGTTGTCGTAATCTACCAAGTACCGACTGAACAGCGTCCCGCTCCCCGGCGTCCCCGCATCTGCACCGCTGCCGCCGAACACGCCCGCCTCCCGAATATGGAAACTGCACTCCGGCGCAGGGTAATAGACCGAAAACTCCGCCTTGCCGCTTGCCGCGCTCCGTATTGTGAAGGCTGCCCGCGCCTGCTCCGCACCCAGGGCAGTATCTGCCGCCGAGGGTGCGCTGCCGTCTGTACCCAGCGCGTGCACCAGCAGCCCCACACTCTCGTCGCCCGAAAGCAGCGCCTCCGCCAACGCCAGCCCGGCGTCCGTAATCAGGTTGTGCCCCTCTTTTGTGCACACCACCGCCCCCGTCCGCCGGTCGGTCGCCGTCATCCGCCATCGTCCCACAAGTCCCAACATCTGCACCTCCATGACTACCCGACTACCCGACTACCGCGACTACCTAACTAAACCGCGCAAAGTCCCACCGCGCCTTGTCGAACACATACGGCGCGCTGTCCTCGCTCACGGCCTGCGTTTCCGCCAAAGCCACTGCCTCTGCGTTTTCCAATAACTCGTCCAGCACCTCTTCATCGTTCCATGCTGGCTCGTCATCCCGCGCCAACGCCAGCAGCAAGTCCACCAGGTCGGGGTCATACACCCCGGCCCGCACCGTGAAACTTGCCGCCCCCCGGGGGCCTATCGTCATCGTCACCTGGTGAATCAAATACTCACCGTCCACCCCCACCGAGGGGTAAGAAACCGTCAGCACCTGCCCGCTGCGCAGCCCCGGCCGTTTGGTCTCCACGGTCAGCGCGGTTTTCGCAAACGCACTCTCCGCCAACACCCGTTTGCCTGCCAGCCGCGCCTCTTCCTTGCTCGCCAGGCTGGTGTCAATGACCGCCTTCTGCAGCACCTGGCCGTAATGCGCGATGCTCGCATCGCTCCGAACCCGCACCCGCAGCGGAATTTCATAGACCCCGTACACCTTTGCCACCTTCTTCAAGTCCGGCCACGGGCTGGGGGCTTCCAGCGCCTTTTCCTGGTAGTAATACAGCACCTCATCCGCGCCGTCCAACGTGTCGATATACCCCGCCTTCACCGTCAACGGCGTCCAGGAAGGTGCGGCATCGTCGCCATCGTTGCGCCACACTTGCACTGCGCTTTCCCCCGGCGCAGGCCGCACCCGGAAATACAGGTTCAGCCGGGTGTCCCCTCCCGTGCCCTGCAAGTACATCGTGGTCGGCTCGCTCGAATAGGTCGCCCCCACCACCTCCACCATGTTCACCACGCCTGTGGCGTCGTCCTGCTTGTCCACCCGCTCCGCCGGGTAGGTCGTGACCCAATCCGGCATCTCACTGAACCCAAATGGCGCGGACGCACCGGCCCCGTTCCAGTAATACAGCGCCCCATCGTGCACGTACCACGCCGCGCCCCCGGCCAGGTCGGCCAGCCGCTGAATAGCATCCCGCAGCGTGCGCCGGTTGAAGCGCACCCGCGTAATCCACTTCACATTTTGCACCCCGCTGGTGTCCAACCCTAACCCCGCGCTGGCCACCAGGTCTTTGATGATCTCCCCGTCATACATCCCCTCATAAGCCGCCGTCACCACCTTCCGGTCGAGCAAAATGCCCTCATCCACCGCCTCGCAGTGCATGGGTGCGTCCAGCCGGTCGTCCCGCCGCAATTGCAGCAGGTAGCCGGTGAACACCACAACCCCGGCGACCGTCAACCGCACCGGCGCCCACAAATCCGGCGCAGCGCCGCGCAGGTCGAACGAAAGCCGATCCAGCCGGTGCCCCAACACATCCTGCAGCCGCAGCGAGCGCGGCGCCACGTCCACCGTCCGGTCTACCCCGCCAATACTCAGCGTCACATCCTGCAAAACTTCGCTCACTACCCAACTCCCACGACTCCCACGACTACCACGACTACCGCGACTACCACGACTACCCGACTACCTCACACCCACCCGTTCAACCGCAGCAACCGCACCACTTCCCGCGCCGTCTCCTCCGGGTCGCTTGCCGCCTGGATGGTAATGCTCACCGGCCCGTAATGCCTGGCCGCAGCCCCGCCGCCGAAAACCGCCCCGGCCAGCGCCACCCGCCCGGAGGCCAACACACCGCCCGCATCGAAATACTGAGCCCAATTCGTCCGCCGGTATATCTGCTCCATTCCCAGGCGCCAGCCCTCCACAATGTCCGCCCCCAACTGGCGCATCTTCCGGCTTGGGCTGTGGCTGTCGTAAATGCTCCGCACCAGCGAGAGGATCCACCCGAAGTGATCATTGACCCACGCCTTCAGCGCCTCCCACTTCGCCTTCAACCCGTCCCAGAAGCCCTTGATGAAGTCCACCCCGGCCTGATAAATCGCCTGCACCTTCTCCTTGGCCGCCTTGACCATGTCATGCAGCACGGTTGCCAAAGCCGTCTTCATCTCGTCCCATTTGGTCTGCGCGTCCGTTTTCAGCGTTTCCCACTTTGCCTTCGCATCGTTCACCAACGCCATCATCTTCGTCTTCGTTGCCGTCTTTATCTCGTTCCACTTGCCCTTCACCGCGTTCACAATGTTCTGCGCCACCGTCTTGACGATGAGTTTCAGCATCTCCCAATCCTGCTTCCACACAGCCTCAATCTGCGCCCAGGAAGTCCCAAACCAGCCCGCAATCATCTCTACCAGCCCCATCGCGGCTTGTCCCACAGCCTCCAGCGCGCCCGCCGCCGTACTCTTCAGCGTCTCCCACGCCCCGGCCCAGTCGCCCGTCACCGCCTGCATCACCACCTTCGCCAGCCCCAGAATCACATCCACCAACCCCAGCACCAACGGCCTGATGACCGCAAACGCCGGTGCGACCTGCGAAGCCAAAATACCCACCAACTTTGTCAAAGCGCCATACGCGGTGCCCACCGCTCCGTCCACCGTAGTCACAAAGTCGTTGATAAGCGGCCCGTTCTCCCGAAACCACCCCGTCACCTTGTCCCATAGCATCTCAATCAGCGGCTGAATCTGCCCCCACAGGTTGCCGATCAACGTCCCCAGGCTTTCCAGATAGCCCCGGAACGCCCCCAACGCGCTGCTGCCCTTGAAACGCCCCAGCACGCCGCCCAGCGCCTTGCCCAGCCCCAGGAAACGCCGCACCAATGCCCCCACGGCCTTCCCAGCCCAGGCGCGCAACTGCGCCAGCCCACGCTGGAAACCGTGGATGAATTTGAAAATCCGCTCCTGCGTCTTCTGCGGCACCCCCAACTTATAGAACATCCCGCTCAACTGCCCGATGTTCCCGCTCAGTAAAGCCAGCAGCAACCGCGCCCCAAACACCACCTTGTTCGTAAATTTCCCAAACGCCTCCCCCCACGCCTTCAACTTCGCCAGCCCAGGCCCCTGCAGCCAGTTCGAAAACGCCGTCACCAATGGCTTCAGCGCCCGCAGCGCCCCCTCGAAAAACGCCGCCAGCCCCTGCTTCTTCAGGTCGTCGAATGTGTTCATCAGCCCGGCCCAACTCTCCGCCTGCCGTTTGGCCGCCCCGCCGAAATTTTCGTTCATGTACTTCGTGAAAGCGGCCATGAAATCCTTCGACTTCACCAGCCCCTTACTTACATCGTCCAGGGTATAGCCCATCTCCCCCAAAATATCGTTCACCGGTACCCCGGCATTCACCAGCTGGAGGATCTCCTGCCCGGCCAATTTCCCTTTGGCCTTGATCTGCCCCAGAGCCAAAGCCACCTGGCTCATCACCCCTTCGCTGGCCCCCGTCGCCGAGGCGAAGTCGATCATGTTCTGCGTCAACCGCTGTGCTTGCTTGCTGGTGAAGCCATACGCCATCGCCGTTCTCATGGCGTTCACCACCCCCTCGGCGGAAAACGGCGATTGAATGGCCAGTTTCTTGGCCCACTGAAACAATTCCTGCGCCCGCGGCGCGGCCAGCGCCAACGCCTTGCTCATGTCCATACCTGCGCTGGCGCTTTTGATTTCCCTGGCGGCCAATGCCTGCAGACTCATCTTCATCCGCTCAAACGTCGCCGTCGCCTGCAGCCCCTCGGCGGCCATGTGCGTAAACCCGCGCACCAACGCCTGCGCCCCCATCGCCGCAG